TCACCAACAATCATATCAAGAAGATCATCCATTTTAATACCTATCAGTAATCGTTTTTATTTATATCTCACCACCCTTGGGCATTTCAAGTGGTTTTCCACTAGCTTCAGTTGCTTTTCCTTGAGAATCTAAATTGGGTTCCATTACTGGTTTTCCCAAATCCATTGATGATGCTCCTGCTTCTAAGGGCATTCCCGTTGCCGGATCTATAGGTGTATTTGGATCTGGAATAATGCCATCTTTAATTTCCTTTTCAATCAACTTATTCTGCTCTAAGATTTCAATATCAGTCTGTCTCAAAATTCTTCTTCTTACATAGTCTTGAGAAAAATATCTTCCAACATAGGGTTCGGCAACTGCAACCATGTTCAACCTTTCCCCAAGAAGTTCTGTTTCTTTGAGTTCTGAGAAATGATTGTCATATAAGAAATCATACTGAATATGCTCACTCATTACTTCCCAATCTTCTGGTGTAATAATGTTCTTTAGAATCAGTTGGGTTTTTAGCATGTCATTGAACATGTTAGAGAATCTTTTTCTCAGTCTACCAACAAACTTAGTAAACTTAAGTTCATCTCTAAGAATTTCTGACGAACGTCCAAGATTAAATCCACCTTCACCATCCATTCTTGATGGGGGAACATTTAGAGAACGATAAAGTTTCTTTTTAAAATATTCGATGTCAGTAATTTCGCCAAGATTTTGTCCACCGGGAAGTGTGGTGATCTCAGTTCCTCTGCCGCCCTCACGTCTAGGAAGCCAGAAATCCTCAAGCATTGCCATGAATTTCTTATCATCACGAACTTCTCCAGTATTTGCATCATAAACAAGTTTGTTTCTATAACGCATCATGACATCACGAAGATACTGTTCTGCCTTAACTTTGGGTAGATTGCCTACATCAATATAGAAAATTCTTCTTTCTGGGGCACGAGATAGTCTGTAGATGACAAGACTATCTTCAATCATTCTCAGTTGATTGAGAGATTTAATTGCTTTATGCAAATATGATAATGTTGATCCTTTATTTCTATCTACTAATCCAGAAGTGCAATATGTAATTGCATCTCTTGCAATTTTAATGCCTTGACTTGCACCAGTGGCATTTACATTTCCTGTCGGATATCCTGATTTTGGATCATAGATGAAGTATTCTTCAATTTCTGGAAAGTCATAATCCATCGGATTATCACTTTGAATTTTTGCTAGATTATACTTATCATCCGCCTTTTTCTTATTCTGGCGAATATATCTCATTTTCATTGCGTCAATATAACGCAATTCTTGAATACCTAGATGTGGATTTTTTAAATCAATTACTTTGTGGTAATAAATTCTACCATCAATATACCAGTTTCTATAGATTTCGTGTGATTTTTTATCAAAATCTAAGAGGTCTAAGATATATTTAAATTCTTGTCTAATCTTCTTTTTTATACCATCGCTGGCATTTAAATTTGACAACTCAATTTCAACTGGAGTGTCGTTTGTATCCGAAACAATAGCTTCATTTACAATATCTTCAATGGCACTATCAACTTCCGGATGAAGTGCCATCTCACGATATCTTTTAATTAATTCAAATTCAGTCCTATAAATTCCCTCAATATCAACATATGAACCAAAAAAACCACTACTCATATAGTGGTCAACCCCGTCCTCATTGTTAGGAGGAACGGGGGAAACCGCAGTTTGAGATTCTGGTTTATTATCCTCAATAGAGAATCCAAATAATTTTGTCATAATTTATTTTGTTTTTTTTGCCTCTGTAGTATTTATCAGACTCTTGCAGCAGCAGTAGTAGAAATAATTTCGTAAGATTGAACTTGGAATTCTACAGTAAACTCTTCAATAGCATCTGAACTATCATATGATAGATCAATGTTGGAAACACTAGTTGGGAAAATATCAACAAACTTATATGCTGCCAAAATGGAACTTTCGGAACCAGTGTTTGTAGCTCCGTTCAGTTGGGAACTTCTTCCTAACTGATAGACAGTTGCATTGCTCATATAAGCATTTGGATTTGTTGCACCCAAATTATTATCTAGTTTGGTGATCAGTTCTGTCCATGCTTCAAATGCTCTTCTGAGTTTGAAGTCTTCATCGTTGATGATTGTGACAGTCCAAGTATCAATGGTTCTATCACCAGCGACTTTAAAAACCCTTCCTCTAAAAGGAACATCAATTGCTCCAATGTTTGATGCGGGCAGAGCAGCTGCTTTGCAAAGATACTTAAACTTGTCTGCGTCCCAAGTAATTCCTGCTGGGAAAGTTGTCAATTCAACTTCAAACAGATTGGGGCGAGCACCACCACCACTTAGAGCACTCTTAAATTGTGAGATTGTTTTGAGTCTTGCCACGGTTCGTTACCTCCTTAGGTTATTTATTGAATAATGATCAGACAGTACCTGCAACTTCTTCAAAACTTACTCCAGTTCTAGTAGCAACAAAAGTAAGAGTGATGTAGTTGATGGACTTGGCTGGTTTCAGGTAAATATCAGCTCTAAATTCATTATTATCAATAACATCTGGAGTGTTGTTTGTAGTATCACAGACAACTAAGAACCCATAAAGACCTCTCTTTGCTTGAATGTCGCGGAGATAAGGTTCTACGATGTTTTTGAAATTTGCTCTTGTTAGTTCATCATTTAATTCAAACAGTTGAGCTTGTGCTGCTTTTTGGAGAGCTTGCTCAATTGTTAGGAAGAGACGACGAACATTGATTCTATCAAATGCAGATGCATATCCAAGTGCAGTCTTGTCTCCAAATAAGAGAGTTCCAATTCCTGGTTGAGTTACAACAGAATTGATTCTTAGTGGATAAAGTTGATCTCTTTGTGCTTTATTTGGATTATATGCAAGTTTAATTGCATTGTTGATAATTCCACGCTGTTGTCCCGCAGGCGAGAACCAAGGATAAGAAACTATATTAGTGCGGCACATTAGACCCGCAATGTCAGCATTGCAAGGAATGTATACAAACTTATTGTTGAATCTATCATAGGTGTACTTATATCCACTATCAAATACAGCGTATGATGAAGAAGAAAGTGAACTGAAGTACTTAATTAAGTTTGTAGTTTGGGTTGTGGTATTTGTTATACCGATGAGATTTGCTCTGTGTGGTCCAATAACTGCTATACTATCCTTTCTATTTTCTGCAAGAGAAATTAAGTATTGCGCTTTTGCTTGTGAATCCGACTCTGAATCAAATCCAGGTCCCATGATGATGTAATCCGCTTGGATTTCATCTTTGTTTGAGAACAGATTGTATGAAGTGATCAGATCACCTAAAGTTGGCTTCATTCCGCCAGAAGCAGAATAATCAACACCGCCACCTAAAGAGTATGTTTTGTTTCCAATAGAACTGAATGTTACATCTTGTGCTTCCAGACCCCATAAACCATCTGCCGTTGTGATTGGCGTAAATCCAGAGGAGAATCCTGTAGCTCTAGGTGCAGTTCCCCAATATGCATCTGCAGCAGATGATGGATTTCCTCCAGCATAAATTTGTGAAGAGAAATCTGCGAGATACTGCTCGTACCAAATCTTTTGTGGTGAATTGACTGCAGAAACTGCATCTAGTGCTTTTGATAGGAATAGATGCTTCTCAAGGATTGTTCCCTGATTTCCTGTGATTGATCCTAGATCATCAACAACTGCTACGTGCAGAGCATCATTCTTTCCATTTCTCTCTAAAGAGTGTCTGTTGGAAGTTGGTTTTGGTGCAATAGACTTCCAATAGATTGTAGTGTTGGTTAGATTTAGAGTTTGTTGATCGTACCAATCACTAATGGATGCTGCAGATGCAGTTCCTGTTGTGATTCCTGCAGAATTAATAAAGTTTAGAGTTGTACTAGCAGCGAATGCCGATGTCGTTGATCCTTCTGCATAGTTAATCTTGGTTTCTGTTCCCGCAGAAGAAACTCTAGATACTACCTTTACCGTGATGCTGCTATTTCCGTTGGTTGCATCAGTGTTAATGCCAGTAATGATTCCCTTCAAATACCCAGTGAAAACTGAGGTTGATCCAGAACCAGCAATTGTTGTGGAAAGTGTAGAAGTAACTCCAAGTCCAACTGCAGCACCAAGAGCACCCAAGTTAGTTGTAGTAATACCAATAATTTGGTCAGCTAAATCATCAATAAAGCATACTTTTAGACCATTTGCCCAAGAACCTGGATTCTTTGCAGCAAAGGTAAAATTATTGCCATCCGAGTGATTATTTGTATAATCATCGTAGTTGTCAATCTTAAGTGAAGTTGTTGAAGCGATTCCAACACCTGCGTTTGCGTTATTAAGTGTTGAACCACCAGTTCTAACAACTTTAAGAACACCGCCATATGAAAGGTAGGATGATGCACTCATCCAGTATTCATACTGGGAATCTGTTGAGAGTGGTTTTCCAAAAGTATTGATTAGATCCTGCTCAGTTGCAATGTCAATAGGATAATCAACTGGTCCAATGGGGAAAGGTCCAGCAATTACTCCAATGTTATCTAAAACATTATCAGCTCTTCCTACAGTTAAATCAACCTCTCTGACGAGTACGCCTGGAGATAATTGAGGAGTCGCCATGTTTTTCTCCGTAAAGTCTCAGTTTATCTAGAAATTATTTATTAAAAACTGACTTTACATAGGGGAAATG